TTTGCTTTTGACCAATCATGGCCATTTGCGAAAGCGTTTACAGCTGCGTTATTATGGCAGTGGGGTGGGTGCCTTCGACGGCATGGACTTGTTATTTGAGCTTGTTCAAGAGGGTCTATGCGTATTCCCCTACTGCTGTGTATGTGTTTGCGCTTCTTCTGGTGCTGGCCACTGTTTGCGCGTACTATAAGATGCGTGTTTTGACGCGCATCGTGGACTTGCAAGTAGTGGAGGAGCCTGTAGGCTTGTACCGAGGCTCTTTCGGGCGTTTGTATTGTCGAATGTCCGCCCACGATCAGATCTTTGAAGCGGTTCCAGATACGGTGATCATGCCGTCGTCTGGAGAGCTGGAAAAGGCACACGTGGAATACAAGTTCCGGCCTTTGTCCAAAGACGGGGATGAGTCAGCATTGGCTTATTCCTCGCCTCCACGACCAGCGCTTCAACTGCCACCATTCATGTTTGAGATCGGATTGATGACAGGGGATGGCATGTTGATGATACTGGGCATGGGATTCCGGGCTGGTGACTACCTAGTCACAGCAAGGCACTTGTTTCACTCGAAGAGCAAGGCGGGCTACGGCGCAAAGGCTTGTTACCTTCGCCGCGGCAGGATCAACGTCGAAGTGAAGTTGACCGATCCCGTCTATCCAGAAGGTGCGCCTACCTTCGAGTCGGTGTGCTGGAAGGATATTTGCGCCTACCGAGTGCCTTCAGGAGAGTGGGCTGCTCTGGGAGCTCGCTCTCTGCGTTCCACAGAGCTTTCGAGTGAAGGAGACGGCACGATCGAAGTTTTCGGGAAACCCAACGCCCAACTCCTTGTGTCCTCCGGACAGATTGTAAACGATCCGGTTATGGAGGCTGAGCGTGGTGTGCTTTCGCACACAGCCAGCACAGTGGGCACGTACTCGGGAAGCCCCGTCGTTATGATGCAGGCGGGAGCTCACAAGCTCGTGGGAATGCATATTTCTGGTGGTAAAGACGTGAATTACGCCATCAGCGCAGGAGGAGTGCGCCGCATGCTGAACACGATCGGATTTGGGCCGAAGGCCAAAGTCGGACTTGTGTGGCAAGCACTGACCCCATTTAATGACGAGTCGCGCGAAGAGCGCAGGAAACAGATGGATGTCGATTACTCGTTTTGGGATGAAGAGCGACGCGCTCAAGATGATGCCGAGAGGGAGCTCATGGCTGAGATCGTTGACTGGCATGAAGCCACGGTCCACGGCCATGGACATTTGGAGAGGACAGGCCGCCGCCAGCAGCGCACCGAGTGCTGGGCAGATATGGTGGACGAGTCCCCCGAAGAGCTGACCGAAGAAGAAGCAGAATCAGCCGAGCGAATGTACAGCCGCTTATCGAAGATGAAGCGCGACAACGCGAAAGGCGTGTGCGGCGGTTGGATTGACAAGTCTTATGTTTCTGCTTATTGTTTCTACGGGAAAGCGAAGGCGAACAAAGCATTGACGCTTTTGTCACGTGCTGGCAGAATTCAGCTCGTAGCTTACAAGAGCAAGTCTTGGATCATCATGGAAGAGCAGTTGGACCAGCTGCCGCTGGGCTATCAAGAGGAACAGCCGCCAAGCGGCCCTCAAGAACAGCAGCAGGAGCAACAAGAGGCGGAACCGGCCGAAGGCGTCAGACAACAGGAGGTTGAGGCGCCGTTCACGGAATCGCCCGGGGATGAGGTCACATCTGCTGAACGCGTGCGTTCGCAGGCATCCCGGCTGGATCCTCCGTCGACAAGGCTGGTGCGCACAGACACCGATGCCAGGAGGATCTGGCAGGGCCTCGGTCAAACAGAGGATCAGGGCGCGACGTTGGCTTTTGGCACGATGACCAGTCGTTGTCGAAGCCTGGCGGCCTTATTCACAATCTTGGACCGCCACGCGTGGCTTCGAAATTCGAGCATCCTTCGCGCTCATTTCCCTTCTCCGACGGATGTGTCAACTTTGAAGGCAGAGGCAAATGGTGGGCTGATCGTCGATCCCAGTGTAGGAAGCCCATTGAAGCTCGAGAAGTGACACCCGAAATCAGCGCCAACATGGATGATTGGATGATTAGTTCTGATTATTCCAAGCTTCATAAGCTGAAGGGGGTGGGAGCCCAGACGCTGTTGCAGCTGCCTCAAGTGCAGGAGTACAAGCAGATTATGGCAGCTGGCAACAAGCGTTTCTGGAAGAACAACAAGAAGCAGCGCGCATCAAACATAGCGTATAACGCAAATGGAGCCGCGCATGCTTACCGCATCGGAACGTGTGAAGCCGCGAAAGGTCGTCGCAGGGATATGAAATGCGTTTCGCCGGACTTCGCCGATGCGTTGAAAGATCTTTGGATTGAGGGCTTCGAGGAACCAGGCTCTCTCGCGAAGAAAGTCTCTGGGTATGCCCTTCCACCATCTGGACCTGAAGCAGTAAAAGCGTCCTTCATAGGACAATGCGCTCGCCAGAAACCAGGCAATTGGGACAAGCTCAGAGAGGATATCAATTTCACGACCAACGTCAACCGATTTTGCAAGGAATACCCTCCATGTGACCCGGCCACGCGTTCGTCCATTCAAGACTCCATTGACCATTATTTGGACAACATGGACCCAGCAAAATCTGCTGGTTGGTCCGCGCGCGTCAGAGCAGGCACGAAAGGTGTGTGGTCTAGGACTGCGCACGACAGGAGTGTTTTGGCGTATTGCGTGATGGTGCGTTTAGCGCTTCGCATCGCTGAAGGTGAGAACATTCATTGGTTGAAGGCGGAGGATATGATCCGCCTTGGCCTTAAGGATCCCACAGAGATCTTCACCAAAACCGAAGCTCACGATGAGAAGAAAGTTAAAGACGAGAGGTGGAGATTGATCTGGGTTATCAGCATGATCGATTCGGTCTGTCAGGACGTGATGCACCGGCATCAAAACAAAGCTGATATTCACGCCTACGCTTCCGGGCAGTTGAACAGCCAAGCAGTGGGCTTGGGTCATCATGACCAGGGAATCAAGAGGATCGGAGAGATGCTGAACGATCTTTCCATCAAGTATCCTCACGCACCATGCAACACGAATTTTGTGGGTTATGATGAGTTCCACACCAGCGATGCCAGCGGCTGGGATCTGTCGGTGTCGAGAGACGCTATTTACTTTGACGCCGAGCGACGCATCTCTCGTTCGACGAGAGCGTGCCCAGTTTACAACGATTTACTGTGGGCGGAAGCGGCATGTAATTCTGCCCACGTCATTGTGATTGGCACGGCCTTGTGGACTTTTGAATGGTTCGGAATTACGGCGAGTGGCATTCCTTCCACTTCGGCGCAGAATTCCGCCATTCGTTCATTCACAGCGAAGGCTTGCGGCGCCAAGAAACAGACCGCCGCTGGAGACGATCTCGTGCACACAGGTTTGATGAATCTGGAGCTGTTGGCTTCAACAGGTTGCATCACGAAGGAAGGGTCGCAGAAGGCGGCTCATCCAGAGGGACCTGTGGAGTTCACTTCCCATCTCTTCACGAAGGTTGACGGCGTCTGGAGGGCGACGTTTAACAACGTGGTGAAGATGCTTGCCCACCTTGATTTGCGCAGGGTGGATGGCGAGGCTCCATCGTCGGACATGGTGAACGGCATGCGGTTCGCTCTGCGTCACACGCCGGACGCTGACCGTGTGTTTTGCAAGGCTTGCGACAACATGGGCTGGTGCATTGGCCAGCCCGTGGAGCTGAGCTGGGAGTGAGCGAGCGCCAGTGCGTGCAGTTAAGTCCCCTGCACCGCCCAACCAGGGGCACCAAATACTGAGAAGCAGTAGTTTGGAGGGTTCAAGGAGCTTCATAACACTATACAAACAAGTGAGCTCCGATTTTCGCTTTGGTTCGCCATTGCTAACAATTTTCACCTCGTTGCATGAGACCGGGGCGTAGGCAGCCTCGTCGTCGTCGTCGCGCAGCTCCACCTCGTAGGAGGAGGCAGCGCGCGCCTGCTAGCCAGCAACGTCCAACGAACCGTTCTCACGCCACCAATGTGCTCGCCACCGGCGTGGGTGCCGCCCCCAAGAGAGCATTTGGATGCACCACTGGTCACACGTTGGCGTGTTGGGATGCCAAGCATCCGCATCATTTGCCTCTTCCGCGGGCTGTTGGACCTTATACGGTTATCAGAGCCACGCGGAGGGCTCAGATATCGACTGTGGCGAATGTCATCGGCACTTTCCAGCGAGTTGCTTCCAGTTCCCCGACCCAGGGGTGCTGGACAGAGATGATTATGGTTTCGGACGTCAACGCCGCGAATCCAATCAATGGTCCTGGCAACTCTTCATCGACCACTATAGAACTTGGTGGTTTGGGAGAGTCAGCCACGCTGGTGCCATCCGCACTATCGGTACAGATCATGTGCCCCACAGCGCTCCAGACTGCATCTGGAATCATCTACGCAGGCGTGATGAACACCCAGGTGCAAATTGGTGGGAGGGCAGAATCGTGGGATTCTTACATGAACAAGTTCGTTCAATTTCAGAGTCCACGCCTTCTAGCCGCCTCTAAGCTAGCGCTTCGTGGGACGCAGATCAACTCCTACCCGTTGAACATGGCCGAGGTTAGCAAGTTCTCTAGCCTCGACAGGACTAACGATGCTGTTTTCCAGTGGGATACTGATTTGCTCGAGTCCACGGGTTGGGCTCCTATTATCATCTACAATCCGCAGGGAGCGACTCTCGAGTTGCTTATCACTGTCGAGTACCGCGTGAGGTTTGACTTGGATCATCCCGCCAGCGCCTCGCACAAGCATCACCCGATTGCGAGTGATAGCATGTGGGATAAGATGGTACGCCAGGCTACATCGCTTGGCCATGGAGTGCAGGATATTGCTGATGTTGTCGCCAACACTGGCATGGCTGTCAGCAGAGCCATGTGGGTTGGCAACAAGCTTGCAGGAGCTGGCAGGTCAATGCTTGCCTTGGCGGCGTGATGAGGCTCCGCGTGCAACGAGAGAGCTAGGCTCGCAAAATCAAAACAAACTAAACAAACGCA